TTAACCACGGTCAAACTTTGGATTATAAGTTATAGCAACATTCGACATTCTAAGCCCTGAGCCTTTTGCACTTGCAGCTCTTATAGGAAACGTTGTTTGTTTTATCTTAGTCAAATCTTGATAACCTACTTTTGCACTGCCGCCTTCTAAACTGTTGTAATCTGTCCAGTTAGTGTCAGTTGCACTTGTAGATTCTGTTCCGTAGTAAAAATCTTGTGCAGTTTGGTTGTCTAAACTTGCTATATAATCCAACACATCTTGATATGTCCAATTGCGATTTAATCCTACTAATGTAGATATAAATCCTGCTGCTACAGGACATGCTGCACTAGTGCCACCAAAACTACAATCTTCTGGTACACCTGCACCGCTACCGCTATTGGCTGTAAATCCTGGATATGTATCTGGGTATACACCTTCGCTGTTGTAAGTATGGTTTGCACATAATGTTCCGTCAGCTGGCATATACATATCAATACCGTTGCCTCTGTCACTGTATCCTACCTTAGCTTCTAACCCTGTGTTAAAGTCGTCATCTAATGCACCGATGTTGATTGTTTTGTATGTAACTTCGCCTGTAATACCGTCGACTGTTTTACCACCTTGCTGTGGAAATCCACGTCTGTTGGTAGTACCAGTGGTTTCTACCCCAAACTCAAGATAGGTGCTTTCTTCTAATGTATCACTAATACCGGCGCTGATGTAATTATCAAAGTCTTGGTGTCCCCAATTGGTTTGTTTTTGGTTACTATTACCGGCAGCACATACAAATATCACTCCGCTGTCAATTAGCTCGTCTAGTGCGGTTGTAAGTGAGTTGGTTTTCATTTCACTTTTCCAACGGCCTAAATCACCTTGGCTACCCATGTGCGAGATAAATGTAGGCTCAGCACCTGTGCCACCGTATTGAACTGGCGCATCTTCTCTAAAATGATAGTATCCGTCTACAGTGCCTTTGCTGGCTCTGTATCCCCAGCTGTTTGAACTCACAGTGGGATTTTTTGTGCCATACTTGGAATTTACTGGTTTGGTGTTATGGAAGATTTTTTGCATATCAAATCCATATTCAATGTCACTGCCATTTGTGCCATACAGGTTTAAAACCCATTTGTTGGCGTTGTATGCCCAACCCTGTGTTCTACCGTATGTAAGCGCCATACAGGGCGTACAGTGCTGTCCTACAGTGCTCTGTGCTGTGTTACTACCGTTGCAATAAGCCCTTGTGTATCCGCTTGTAATAAACGGTATAGTACCTGCACTAGGATGTGCTGTATTAAATGCGCTGCTTCTGTTTCCGGTACTTGTCCACCAGCTTCTTGCTACAATTTCAACAGGAACAACAGTGCCATCCCAGCGTGTTTCTAACCGTGTGCCTGGGTCTGCATCAAAGTAATCGGGATCTAAATAATAAGGAGCGTCTAATACTAAATCTAATACATCACATGTTCCGTTGCCTGGAAGTGCGTTGCCGCCGACATAATCAGTTGGTTTAGAACCTGTAGTATTGTTTTGAAATTCAGGATGCCCAATCCAGCCAGCACCATCGTCTGCTACAATAACATCAACATCTCTGCCGTCGCCGGCTTGTTGTATATTACTGTTTACTACAGCATTATCAGCAAGGGATCCGTCTACCCAAGGATCTAGCTTTTGCATCGGACGTAGAAGTTGATATCCGGTTCTGTTGATGTCTGTGCCATCAGGAGTTACAGGAAGTGTGTTACTAGTATCAAATTCTCTGTATACTTTTACATTGCCTTCCCAACGTGTAAGCAATTCTGCATTTGTTGCTTGCAATTCGTCAGGCGGTGCCTTAAATGTTTCTGGATAAGACATGTAATCAATATTAACAAATTTAATTCTGTCATCAACTTTAAGTGCTGTTGCTTCTTCGTCTGTTAACAAAAAAGTGCCTCGAGTAGGTGAATGTTGTTTTTCATCGTGGCACTGTACACATCTATCCGGAACAGTTGACAAGCTATCAGTCTCTGTTGTTAGCTCGTCGTGCACTTCCTGCCACTGTTCTGCGGTATGTGTACCAATTTGATAATATTTTTCAGTCATATTCTGTCCTTAGATCAAGTTTGCCCAAGCACCGTTTTCGTATCCTTGGAATTTATTATCAGTTGTGTTGTAAATAATATCGCCGTTTTCTGCTACTATTGCATCACGTTCAGCAGTTGTAAAACTAGCCATTTTTAAAGGACTTGATGTAATTTCAACTCTGTCAGCTGCTGTAAGCAGTATATCGGTTTCAGAAGATATTTCTGGTGTACCTGCACCTGCTGCTGTAATCAAATTGTTAACTTCAATTGTGTCAACTACAAGCGTATTGGTTACAGTTAAATTGTTTTCCACAGTCAAGTCACTGCTCATTACAACAGCTGGAGTAATTGTAATACCACTGCTATCACTTGAATCTAATACACTTGCTGTAAATGTAAAGTTGCCTAGGTCTGCAGGTTGTACTGCACTATCTGCTAGACTACCTTGCGCACTAGTTGCAGCATCAGTAATTCCGTATCCTACAAGTGTTGTAGGTGTTGTACCTAAGTCTGCAAAATCTACAACTGCATCAGTGATGCCGTACCCAGCAATAGTAGTAGGTGTTGTTCCTAGGTCTGCAAAATCCACAACTGCATCAGTGATACCATACCCTGCAATAGTAGTAGGAGTATTTGTAAAGTTGGTCCAGTTTAGATAAAATGCTGGCAGCTGATTTCCAAGTTGATCGGCATTTACAACATTTCCGCCACTTGCTGGCGCTGAAGCAGACCATTGTGTTCCGTTCCATGTAAGTACTTCGCCAATGTTATTGCCATTGTTAGGAAGTTTAACCCAGCTACCTGCTTGGAAGAAATCAAAACGCTCTTCGTCTTCGTTGTAGGCAATTACACCTGTTGCAAACGTACTATCTTCAAGTAGCTGATCAAGTTCTAATTGAGTGTTTGATGTTAATCTAATTCCTGCATCAAAGTCTGTTAATTTAGTAGTAAGGTTTGTTGCTACTACTTTGTGCCAACTAGATGTACTGTTGTAGAAAACAAAACTATCCTCGTTTGGTTCATATTTTAAATCGCCAATTGTTGCATCTGTAATGTCTGTAATAGCACGACCATCTGTAAATCTTATACTACCGTTTGCTATTGCAATACTTCCTGAAACTGTAGTATCACCTCTAACATCAAAAACATAGTCAGTGTTTGGAGTGTATGTACCTACGCCTAATGTTCCTTCGGTAAGTGTAACAGCAGTCGCATCAGGGTGTACTCCTGATGCTGAATGAAATAGGTAAAGGCCATTTTCTCTAGAGCTTAACCCTCCTATATTTGTAACTCCTTGGCTATCTCTTCGAGAAAAGAGTAATCGTCCATGTCTTGCGTTTGTTCCTGAAAGATCTGAATCCGAAGTTATAATAGCTTGCAAGAGAGTGTCTTCGACTGACGAAAATATTTCAAATAGATTTTCGTTACCTGAGGTTGGCTGTATCGAAAAGGCATCTGAAGTTTGATTAATGCGTCCGGTAGATATATCACCATTTTGTCCATTGACAACTAGAGTCGAGTCGTCGGCAAACACACTTCCTGTTAAGTCTCCAACAAAGGGTGCAACAGCACCGGTATCGGTTCCTACAACCCAGTTTGCACCATCGTATTTTAATACACTATCTACTGTTACACCAGTAGTATCAACATCTGCAAGTTGATCCAAAGAAATGTTTGAGATTAAGCTACCATCACCTACAAAATCTGCATACACTATACTGTTTGTTGAATCAACTATAAGTCCGCTATCGGGTGCTTTTACATCACCAATAATGTCAATTGTGTATTCTTGGCCTTCAATTAGTCCACCGCCGCCTCCGCCGGTGATATTGGAAGCACTGATTGTGCCGTTGATATTAATATTGCCTGTGCCATTAATATCAAATCCGCCCAATGAAAGGTTACGTGTTAATGCTTCCGGTGATGTAGTAACATTGCCTGTTACTCTAATCCCGCCTGGCGTAACACCGTCGCCAACATATACTTCTTCTGTATCGGTAATATAGACTAATTCGCCTTCTGCGAATACAATCCCGCCGCCTGCGGTGCGTTCAGCGTCTAATCCTCGTCTTAGCTGGAATGCCATTTAAAATCTCCTAGGTGATAGTTTTACTAGTGTATTTATCACTCTAGGAGATTTATTATTTGTTTAATTTGATAAACTTGGCTACTCGCTTGGATAAATCTTTCTTGATGCTATCCATGTCCATTCTGAAGTCTAAACTTACAATTTCATCTTCGTACTCGTCAAATAATTCGCCCAGTGTATCTTCAATATCTTCCACTGGCTGTTTGGTAAGACTATCTTTGATGTCAATTTCCCAAACTGTACCTGAATCAAATGATACAATACATTTGTTCATATATTGTATTGGCAGGTACTCCATATCAATAGATTCAAATATTTCCTGCCAATACTCTTCTGAGTGTGCTTGTTTCTTTTTACGTTTCAACGCTCTGTACTTTTTTCTTAGTAGTGGTGCGTTTTTTAGTTGGAGAAAGTTCTTCTGCTTGTTCGCGCAATGCTTTTGCTTCTTTGTACAAACGATCTGCTTGTGATCTATATTGTGCAGCAAGATCATCATCACTTAGTACACCAGACGGTGCTGTTTGTACAGGTTCTGCAACTGGTTCTTGTGTTGCCAACTCTTCAGTATTTGTATACTGTTGTGCAGTTTGTTTTGGATCAAGGGCCAAATCTTCAATTGAAATACCTTGCTGCTCGGCAATTACTGAATTCAATTCACTTAGCAGAATAGATGTATTTGTGTTAGGAGTCATCTCAATTTGGTCTGTTGCGTATTTACGCAAATTACCACGTTGATGAAATCCTACTAACATGTTTCTACCATCTGGAAGTACAGTTCGTTGCATCACTTCATAGAACTCGTTGGCCTGTTGACCAGCAGCTGATTCAACTGCTTTCATCAGCGTGTCGTGTTCGTCCGACGGTAGTTCTCCAGTTGGAATTACCAGTGCACTGTATGGTTCTCCAGGAATAGTACGATAAGCTACTACTACTCTGCTTCTATTTGTTTTAATACGTCCTACGTGTTTAAGAGCCATTAAGCGGCCTCCTCTCCGTCTTTGGGTGCATCGACACCGGCTGGTGCCTCGTCTTGTGCTGCTTTTGCAGCTTCTGCTTGCTTTTGTACTTCTTCCAAGAACAATGACAATTTATTGTAAACGATACCGACCGCAGCCATTTCGTTTGGTTTAAATGCATTGCGCTCACTTGCAAGGTCAATGATGCCTTTCATTGTAGCCAAATCCTGAATGTTTAATTCGTTTGGATTTGCTTCTGCTTGTTTTTGTTCGTCTGCCATAATTTATAGTCTCCTTTGTAATACTTATTTTGGCGATGTTAGTTATATTTCAAATGTGGACAAGCCAACATAAAATAACTTAGTTCACTTTCTTTCTCAAACGCTATCTTAATATACGGACGTATAGCGTTTTCCTCGTCTAGAGAAACTGATTTGCCCATATAATATCTGCCCGAAAGATTATCTTCAATCCAATTTACAATTGCATCAGTTAAATTATATCTTGTTTTTATATTAACAGATTCAAAGTAAGAAGGGCAAAAACTTACTCTTCTTACTTCAAATACTTCCAGTGGGTTTATTTTACCCTTTTTTATCACGCTGCCTCCTGATCGTAATGCACTGTGATACCAAACGGTCCTTCAAGGTTTTTGTCGTGGTGACTGTGCACTAGGAAAATAGTATCACAGTAGTCCGGATCACCCCAGCTGTCCCAAGCATACCCGTCTGTGAACATGATAAACTTTTTAGGCTGAATATCTTGTTCTTTCATGTATGTCCAGTTAGCCATAAAGTCAGTGCCGCCGCCACCTACAATTTCGTAGTCAGTGAGGCTTTCGCCGCCATCTGCTGTAAAATCTTGCTCGTTGTACACTTTGGTATCAAAGCACCAAACTTTCACACGGTAGTCTTGGTACTCATCCATAATGCCTTTTACTTCGCCAAGGAAGTCAGCAGCTTGTTCGTTGCCAATACTGCCGCTCATATCCAGTGCAACACAAATATCAATGGTGTCTTGGAAGTTCATGCCTGGCAAAATAGCACCGCTCATCTGTCCTTTGCGGCTCGGACGAGCAAATGTATAATCGCTGCGAATAGTGCTTTGAATCTGCTGACGCAGCAATTCACGCCAGTTCATTTTGCTTTCAGTAAGCTCTTTGATCAAACGCTGTACACCTGCAGGAACATTACCTGCACCAGCAGCCTGCGCAGCATTGATCATAGCTTCTTTGACTTCGTCGCGGATTTGATCAAGTTCTGCTTTGCTGTATTTAGGACGACCTGAGCCTTTTTGATTACCGTCTTCGTCGCCGTCTTCAGATTCCCAATCTAAATGCTCGTCTAGCATTTCACCAAGTTGCTGAACAGCTTCTTCGCCGTTCTTTTTAGCTTCTTCGAACAAGTCGTCATATACTTCTTCCGAAGTCCAGCCGCGATACTTAAAGTCTTGGAAACAGTCTACAATCTTTGGCTTGGCGCCAATACGATCATCTACCAGCAAGTTGTTAACAATGTAATCGGCAGCAATGTTGTACAGCATAGGGTTGCGATCATCTCGGCGACCCAGGTGATCGTACACCATGTGCAAGATTTCATGTGCTAATACAAACTCAACTTCTTTATTGTCCATTGCATTAAAAAACTGAGTATTGTAAAACAAGTGACGACCGTCTACTGCGGCAGTAGGCAACCAATCATCTGCTGCTTGAATCTTCAGGCGTGTAGCCATGTTGCCAAAAAACGGATGACGCAACAGCAGTCCTACACGAGCAGTAATAATGCGTTCATGTACTTCTACACGCATTGCTTCTAGTGCTTCTGGAGTAATGTCAGGATCAGGTTGCCATTGGCGTGTTTTGCTTGCAGTATCTTTAGTGGACATAGCGTACCTCTTTTGTTCAGTTCCTATGTTTTATAATAGCAATATTTAAGAATATTGTCAACCGTTAAATAAAAAAACGGGCAAAGTTTCCAATGCCCGTCTTATGATGCCTTACTATGCCGTTTGGGCTGCTTTGATATACTTGCCGTAACGATCGTGGAACTCGTCAAAGCACTCCACTTCATCTGGATCGATAGGCAGTGCATACTGTGTAAGTGCAAGTTTGATGCCCATAACAACCAGTTCGGTGTCAAAGTTATCCATTGCAAAGCGCAGGAAGTTGTTAACTTTGTCATCAAACTTCTTGTCGTTTTTGTCGCTTGCATCTTTCAGCTCGTAGCACAAAGACACTGTCAGCGAGTACATAGCACTGATCTCTTTGGACTTCATTTCCTTGACGTTGCCTGCAAGAATCTCGCTTGGATCTGGCATACTGGATGCAACCTTGCGGTGTGCCATAAACTTGACAGCAAGACCTTCGCCTACTGCACCTGCAACAAGATCTGTTGTGGTTGCTTCGTCGATGTTGTCTTCCAGCAATTCACTTACAAAACTCCAGCTACGTGGAGTAGCAAATGAACGGCTTGCGCTCTTAGGATCAAAGTCGTATAGGTCTTGTTTTGCAAATTGCAAGTAACCTACAACATCTTGGTGTACTTTGTTGTCAACTGCCCAGTCAAACCAATCAGCAAAATCTACAGCAAGTTCCAAGTGAACAAAGCGGTTAGCAAGCGGAGCAGGCATACGATAAGTAACACCTTTGTCTGCTTCGCGGTTACCTGCCGCAACAATCATCACATTGTCTGGCAATTTGTAAGTACCAACTTTGCGGTTAAGGATCAGCTGATATGCTGCTGCCTGTACTGCTGGCGCTGCCGAGTTCATCTCGTCCAAGAACAATACAATGTTGTCGTACTGTGCTGCCATTTCTTCATCTGGCAGTTCACTAGGCGCACCCCACACCATTGTGCCTGAGTTGCTGTCAAAGTAAGGAATGCCTTTGATGTCAGTAGGTTCCCAAAGACTCAAACGAATGTCAATGAGATGTGAATTTGAAAAACTGTTGGCAATTTGCGCAACAATATCTGACTTGCCAATACCAGGAGGGCCCCAAAGAAAGATTGGGCGTTTCTTTTGCATAGCAACACGGAGGCTGTTTTTTGCTTTGTTAGGGCTAAGTGTACGTGCGTCCGACATAATGTAATCCTTTGTGTTTTTGTGTCTACATAACTATAATAGCATCACTACAGGAAATGTCAACCTCTATATGCACGTTTTTTTAATTTTATTGAAAAACTTCCAGGATTATGAGGCGTCTGTGTACATTCTCTCACACGAGGATGATTGTATGCCCAAACAGCTATTTCCTGCATCATGGCACCCTGTCCTGTGATCACATGACATTTCTTATGGCCTCGAAGGTAGGCTTCTTCTACTTGTTGATTAAAATGACGCCAGCCACTTTGGATGTGCAATCCGTGTAGATCAATCCGCATCCTTCTTTTGCCTTGTCATTGCTTTTGTAAGACCGTACTTGCGCAAGTCTCCACTAAACAGTGTAAGCTCAACTGCCTTTTTTTCATCAGTGACTGTTATACTTCGATTGCTCAAATAGTAAGGACAATTGATAAACTGATCTAAAAATATAATTACTTGTGTGGTCATGGGCATATCAAGGGGATAAGGAATATCATAAGTTGATAAGCCTATTTTAGTTAATACATCCATTCCGTCATCAGTGAGTCGTAGTCCGCCAATTTCTTTGTCTCGAGTGTTGTACCACCACATAGGAATCATAGCTTTGACATTTTGTTCGCTGGCAGATTGTCCTAGTTGTTTGAGGAATATTTTTGTATAAACTGTTTTATTCATTGTCTAGCTGTTCGCCGTCAGTGAGTTTGTATACACTGAATTCATCTGTTTTAAACATTTGATTGAGTTTCTTTGCAAGATTGTGCGCATGTCCTGGATTTGAAAAACTTGTTTTTTTATATTTTGGACCTGGGTAATTGGTAACACTATTTTGACTTTTTAGATTAAACGGACGATGCTGATAAAACACTGCCCAGATAGCTTCTGCTTCTAGGACTTGTTCGCTTTTGTATGTCTTTCTATCAACAAACTCGCAAAGGATCTTTGGCTTAGGTCTACTCATATGCATATTCCTCAAGTTATATACGCATATTATTTATCCTTTTTTTCGACAGTTATTGCCAGTCGCCGCCAGATCCTATCTGAACTTGTATAACATCATTGTTACTGCCGCCACTGTTTTCTTTGATATACTTTTCCATATCTCCATTAAGGCGTGCCAAAACAATGCCCAATGTATAAGACAGTGCTTTGGCTTGATCAATGGGCAAACGTAGTTCGGGGCTGCGTGAGTTATCAGCACTCTGCACTTGTTTGATAAACTGCTGCAACGGAACAGTATTAATCGGCTCTGTTGACATTGCTCAAAGCCATTTTCATTTCTAGTTCAGTTTTGTATGGGCCCATGTATTCATTTCTTTCAACTGTAATCAGTTTAGGACAGAAGCTCTTAAGCCAATTTACATTAAACTTTACAAGATAGTATCCTGCACAGTATACGCTTTTGGACTTTTCGCTTTTTGTAAACAGTGGCAATTTACGTTTTATATCAAACATACTGTTGTACGGAGTTGCCCGAGTAGGAAATCCATGTACACTTAAATCATGTTCCACAGTATCAACTGTGATCTTTGCTGTGAGAAAGTCTTTGCCAAATGTATTAGCAACTTCTTTTTCTGTGTTGTAAAACTGTACTTCGCCTTGTTTGCTGTAAACAAAACTATCATTGTCTTTGGTAAGAGTTCCTACTCTTACTCCTTGTTCTTCTACAATCCAAAATTTATTTTCTAGTACCGGTGTTGCTTTAATAGTCATGCTTTATACCTTGCTTGTAATGGCTCTGCAAAACTTGCTGCTTGATCTGCCACACGCTGCAAGTCCCAACGTGCACAAAACTTCATAAGACGCATGCCCACTTGACTGATGTTTTTGCTTTCTGCAGAGTCGATTGTATTGTTGATTTCTTGTCTAATGTCTTCGGGCTGTGCTGTAAGATCGCACAATGTAACATTGCGTGTGTAATCATCCAGCACACGGTGCTCTTCACCGTTGTGATCAGTCCAACGCTGTAGCATCATGTTGTTCCAGTTGTAGCCTTTTGTAGTCTTATCTTCAAATGCTTCAATTAGTCCAACTTTGTTTTTTGTGCCTTTTTTTCTAACACCTGGATAGGCGCTAAACACATTGTCACTAGTGTCTCCACGCATGCATTTTTCAAACAGCATGAATTCAGGCTCCGGAGCAGGCTTTGCCTCTCCTGTCTTCTTATCCAGCACGGGCTGTCCTTTGTCATCAAAATATCCTTCATGAGTAATTGTAGTATTACTTACCCCATTGTACTGACGTACATTAGGAGCGATAAGTTGTGCAAAGTCGCCGTCTGTACTGATAATAACATGATCGTCGTCAGGGTGTGCTTGCACCCAGCCTGCAATCAAATCATCTGCTTCTAGCACAGGATTTTGAAGTACAGTGCAGTTGGTCTTTTCAGTAACAAAGTCTTTGAACTCATCAAAAATTTCCCAAAACACTTTGTCTTCTTCCATCTCACGTGGGCTCATAGCATCACGATGTTCTTTGCGGTTGCGCTTGTAGGGCTCATAAAAGTCCTTGCGCCAGCTGCGTCCTTCCAAGCAAAACACTACGTGAGTGCCGTTGAAGTCTTGCCATGCCTTTTTAATGCTGTTGAGTGTAATATGCATTGCCATGCCAACTTTTGTATCAATATCGCCACGTACTACGTGACGTGCTCTAAAGAAAGTGTTAGCAGTGTCAATAAGAATATAAGTCATTTTAGTGCCTTTTGTTAGTTTCAGTTAACTATACTACAGATCGCAACAGATGTCAAGAGACTTCGCTGCGACCTTTGTCAAGTGGGACTACATTAATATATCCTGCACCACGATCTGTATCCATGCCTTCTTCTGCTAGCATATTATACACAATATCACGGAACCATCTGTCCACCACTTCTTCTTGAGGATCAGCTTCTTCACCGTATCCATTTTTAATAAGTTCTTTGATAAACAAGTCGTTCCAGTCTAGCTCGAAGAATCCATTGCGAATGTTTTCTTCGTTGACTTGCATATCAAGAACGTTAACCCAAGGTTCTCCTTTGCGTGTAGCATATTCCTTGGGGTCTTTCTTTTCGAGAAGTTTCATTTCTTCTTCTTCTAACCGTTTGCGTTCTTCTTCTGCTTCGGATTTGATACGTGCTTCTTCAGCTGCCAGTGCTTCTTCTCGAGCAGTAATACCTGTTAGGTCTCTTACTTTTTTACTCCACCAACCCACTATGTATCCTCCTTCATATACGCTACATGTTGTGTAATTTCTGTTACTTCGATGTATTTAGGTTCTGCATACGTAGAAGTGCCTTGTACATTTACACGAGCGTAAACGTCATGCTGTTGCAGCGCCCTCCAAGTTTTATTGAGCGCTGTTATATCTTTTTCAAACTGTTTTACAAGATCTGTTACTTTTGGATCTTTCATTGCCATCCAATCCTTTCCCATGGTACATCTTTGTTGCCAAAGTGACCGTATGTGCAGTTAGCACTATAATTAGTATAGTTGAATAAATCAAATCTGTCAATGATGCCTTTTGGTGTTAGATCAATGTTATCCCGAATAAAACGCTCGATTGAACGATTATGTCCGTTTGAGTCTACATAGATACTAGTAGGCTCTTTAACACCAATGGCATAGCTTAACTGGATCTGACACCAGTCGGCCATATCGTCTGCTACTACATTCTTAGCAAGCCATCGCGCCATGTACGCAGCACTTCGGTCCACTTTAGTAGGGTCCTTACCGCTAAACGCTCCGCCGCCGTGGGGGGCAAATCCGCCATACGTGTCAACAATAATCTTTCTTCCGGTAACGCCAGCATCCCCGTCAGGGCCACCAATAACGAAGTTGCCAGTAGGGTTAAGATGCCATACAGTGTTTTCATCGACTAAATCTCCTAATACTTGCTTTGCAACATCCTTTGAAATTTTTATTGCAGTGCTGTTTTTGCCTTCTTCGTGCTGTGTACTGATTACAACTTGATCAATACGCTTTACACGGCCGCCTTCGTATTCGACACTAACTTGTGACTTTGCATCTGGCAATAGTGTGATGCCACGCTGTGCTTTTAGTTCTTTGAGTATTTCGTGTGCATAATAGATAGGTGCTGGAAGATATGCGTCATTGTCGTTACATGCGTAACCAAACATAATGCCTTGATCGCCTGCACCAAAGTCATCTGTGCCCAGCGCAATGTCAGCACTCTGCGAATGGATTTCATTGTAGATGTTTAGTTTATCCCAATGAAACCCCGCTTGTTCATATCCGATCTCACGAACTTTATTGCGTACAATTTCTTTTACTTCTTCTTTGCCTACATTAAAGTTTTTAACTTCGCCTGCCAATGTTACGTGATTGGTAGTTACAAGTGTTTCAACAGCAACGCGAGTTGTAGTATCGCCCGCCTTTAATCCAGCATCAACGAGCGCATCAGAGATTTGATCTGCTACTTTGTCCGGATGTCCATCACTAACACTTTCGCTGGTAAAAATATAGTTGTTCAAATCTGTTTCCTTATTTTATCATATTGTTCTTCAGTAATCTTCTTGCCTTGTAGGATTTCCAATTCTTCCTTGTTAAGTCCCCCAGGCATTTCCGAATAAGCTGATGTGTAGTCTTGGGCTAAATCGCCATCCTCGTGCCATACAGAGTTCTGCGACTTCTTGAACATTGAGGGTATATTCTTCACTGCGTCCGCCCATTGGCATAAGATATACTGGACATTCCAGCCCGGCATCCCTGTACTGCTGAACAGCCCGAGCAACTTCGTCAACGTCAGCTCTATCAGCAACAACAAACTTGAAGTAAATGTCGCTACCATCAACAAGGCTATACTCACGAGCAACATCAGGCTTAATAGCATCATCCCAAGACTCGCCGCTAACGGATAGCTTCGGTGAGCAACTAAAAGTAACCTGAATTCGTCCAGTGCTGTTGAGATAGTTGTAGAATTCATCGTGTAGATGCTGTGTAGTGTTGGTTTCGATTGTGACATTTTTTAAATCCGCCATTTTAGGATGTTCAAATAGTTCGACATACAGTCGTTGCCAAGCAAGCAGTGGTTCGCCGCCAGTTAGGATAAGGTGAACATCTTGCCCATTATCCATAGTCCACTTGCCCTCTGGAAGCAAACTCAGCAAATGATCTACTACTTCGTCAACTTCTTTGAGCATATTAAAGTGCTTGAACTCAGGATAGATACTTGCATATGTATCGCAGCCTGTGTGTACAATAGGCAAGTCAGTGAACTTCTCAGTTGTTTCGTGTACGCCTGCATCCAGCAGTGCTTTTACTTCTGCATTGTAGCGTTCGCCACGAGCATGTTGCTCCCAACGATCGCCAACACTTTTGTCAACACCAAAATTCATGCAACGAAAGTTACAACCAAATGTACGTAGGAATACACTGGGTACTCCTACAAACTTGCCTTCGCCTTGTACACTGTAAAACGCTTCTGAATATCTCAGTTTCATCTTGGTGCAAACTCCTGCTGTAGTTTAATGTTGTCAAAGAACTCTTTCTTAACACCAGGATCTGTTTTAAACACACCTTCTAGTACAGTTGTTTGTGTAAGACTGCTATGTGCCATAATGCCGCGATTCTCACAGCAACCGTGTACAGCCTGAATATAACATGCAACATCTTTAGAACCTGTTGCACCCTTGATCTCACGTGCAATATCCATAGCAAGTTCTTCTTGCAGTGTACCACGTCTAGCACACCACTGCGCAATGCGTGTGTACTTGCTTAGTCCAATAAGTTTGTCTGCGGCAATAATACCAATGTATGCAACACCTTTAACTGGTTGGTGGTGATGCGAACACACACTTGTTAGTTCACTGCGTACAACCAACATGCCATCATATCCATCTTTGGGATCATTTGGAAATGCTGTTGCATTAGGCATAGGATCGTAGCGTCCTGCCATAAGTTCGTTAACATACATCTTTGCAAGTCGACGACCTGTGTCCATGCTGTTCGGATCTTCGTCTCTGTCAATTACAAGACTGTCTAAGATGCCTTCAAACTTAACAGTTAGTTCTTCAATAAGTTCTTGTTTATCGCCAGGTTGTAGCCACTGTGCAATATTGTCGCCTGCCCAGTAGCGGCCATTGTCGTTTCGAATACGACGGGCAATTTCTTGTGATTTGTTTGTCATTCTATTCTCCGAGTTATAGACGTGGATGTCATAAAAAATGGTACAACATTAATTACATTGTACCATGTATTTAGGTTTTTGTCAAGTGTTAAAATATTTTTTTGCCATTTCGAGCATGTCATCATATTCTGCAATCTGCTTGACTTCAATTTCGATTGCTTCAATAATGTCCGAATGCTCACCGATACCTGCAGGGTTATGCAAGTATACTTCCACGTTTGCCACGTGTTTGTCAATGTGTCCTTTGGCGTGGGACACAAATGCCTTTAATAGTTGTTCACGCATTTATTTCTCCTTTTAATGCTTTGAATGTTTTTGTCTTTTCTCGTTCTCTCACAAACTCTTGTTCGCCTGCATATGTACTACATTTATCAAGGGTGTCTTCGATATGCCACAACAACTGATATAGGTCTTGTTTGCAGCCCCAAGTAACAAATCCATCCATTCTTGGATCACTTTCGGCATAACCTATTTTATCAATGCTGTTCTTGATATCGCTTACGCTCCAGTCAATGATCATGTATCGTATTCCCATGGGTATACTAGCCAGGTGTTTTCTTCTGACTTGTTTACCTCATGCCACCAATAGTTGACATCAGGAAACCGACTACTAAAGTTTTCGGTCATAGTTGCAAATCTCACATTACCGCCCCATACTGTATCCCAATTTGGGTTATGAGGAAGACAACCGCTCTGCCAATCTTGCTTGATCCAGTTGAATGTAGCACCAGTATCATTAATGTCGTCTACAATAAGAATGTTTTTCTTTTCAAACACACTGCTGGTATTATAATCATTGTCTTCAATATATCCAAATGCATCTTCGGCCATCCAGCAGTTGGTTTCGCATTCTTCACCAGGTTTGCCGTCTCGCAGTTTTACTTTGAGCGTTTCCATACGGCAATCCAACAAGTTGCTGATGCGTAATGCCAACGGCAGCCCGCCACGTGTAATGCCTACAACATAATCTGGTCGCCAGTTGTCCTTGTACATTTGCAGTGCAATATGTGTTGCAGCATCATGTACATCATTGTATGTGTAATAGTGCTTCTTCATTGTGAATCTTTCCTAGTTGGTTGAAGTTGTGCTGTAGTACGGGCACCATTTGTTTGTACATGTTCTTTAATTGATCCAAACTAAAACTGTCAATGTATCTTATGACATCTAACAACTTGTTGAATCTTGTCAAATGGTCTGTTTCGGTATCATAACTTTCGTCCCAAAATTTGTCAAAAGTTTTAAATCCCAAGCTACGTGCGTATTCTAAGGTGTAGGGACTGCTAAACACAACAAATGGCCTACACATTTTAATTGCACCCAGCAGCTTGTCTGCAAAATGTCCATACGGATAAAAGAACTTTGATTCGGCAACTACAGAACAAAAACAATTGTAATGAATCTCTGGAATAGGTGTATCAAAAAACAGTCCATCAGAAACTATTTCATCAACATCAATGTCTAGAACTTGTTTTTTAACATTAGATGCGTCGATGCTGGTATTAAGTTTTTTCAAATCAAAGCAAACTCTATCTTTGAGATTGCCTGTATAAAACTTATCCATTATACTGTTTCCGTTTTTTGTAATACGAAAGTCTATCATATTTTTATTATACGACAACATACAGTCAAAGTCAAGTAAAAAACTACACACTAATTCTCTAAATCCTTCCTGTCTGCCGTTGAGACTGATAAACTTATGTTGTATTAATTTTGCGTCATAACAGCTTTTGTCAGGGTTGTATGACAAAGGAGTGTGATGTGTGTCGTTGCGCAAACACTCTTGCAAATAAAAGTCTTTGTTAACAACATTTAAGTTGTACAGAAGATCAAAGTTGTACAGTCCTGTATACACAGTAGCGTCAAGCTGGTATTTGTTTACAAAGCGTTGAATGGCTTCTAGTTCAAAACAAACGGCAGGAGTTTGATTACTAGCAAATCCAACTAATGTAGTTTTTAATTCTTCTTTTGTTGCATTAGTTTTAGTAAGTTCTACCTGTGAGCTATCCCCAAACTTAAATTTTCTTGTAGCAAGATACGGAATCTCTCTAAGATAAAAATTAACTTTCTTTGAAGCCAATGCTCTATGATAAAAATTATCCAAATGCGGAAAATCACTGTCTGTGTCAATTATAAAATGTGGTGTAGTATCTTTGTTTACAAAAGTATGTTTTAATCTATTATTGTAAAAGTCTATGAATTCGCCTTTGATACTAGAATTGCCTTTCCGATCAATGAGCAACTTTGGCCCATCAATCGGATTAAAGTAAACATATTCGTCGTCGCCTTTAAGAAAAGTAATCTTCCAATGTCCCTTTGCGTTTGGTGTCTAATGTAGCACAATGGAAGCCACCGCTCATACTACGTGCTTGACGCATTGGCAATCCAATAGTATCAATGCCATGCTTGCCCAAGATGCGTCTTAGTGCTTCTTGCTTTTCGTCTACAATAACCAGTTCTTCGTTGACACTTAGGAAGTTCAATCCAATGTATGGGCTGCAAGGAGCAACGCCTGTGTTCGCTGCTGGTACGTGCAAGTCTTCTTCGCCTACCCAAATCTTGTCCCAATCTTTGAAAATAGGTGGGTACCAATCTTCGCTCAATCTGCCTGCGTTCAGCAGCACTAGTCCTGGGCGTAGCGGTAGTACTGTGCTGTCAAAGTGTGCAAAGCTATAATACTTCTCTGCAACGTGTAGTCGGTATCCTCTGGGCTCTAATATGGTCTTGAGCCACTGAAAGCCCAGTTGATTGCCACTGTTGCTTACTTGGCACAACAAGTCTCGTCCTAGGCGTACAATATTAGGAGCATCAAAGATGATCTCTTTGTTAACCAGCGTTGCTTCACTGCGGTCTTCCAACTGATAGTTGTCATCCGTTAGAATAGGCTTGGGTGCGTTGATCCATTGTGTGCCTTCTGCCATCCAGCGATACAAGTGCTCATAGTATGCTCTTGTCTCAAAATACCGTGCTCGCATTGGCGAAGGACATTCGATGATCATATTGTCCAGTGGTAGCAGCAAATCTCTTGGACAGAAAGTGTACCATCCTGTGGTTTCCCATTCTGGTGTGCTAAACTTCTTGTTGTGATCCACTGGCTCTGGGCGCATTGTCTTGACACCTAATCCTTGCAAACATTTTTCGAGCCCGTCCAAGTCTTCGTTTGCTTCATCTACAATCCATTGTGCAATAGGTTGCCCATCAAACTGTTTGATGTCTTCCAGTTGTTCTCCACCATAGATAAAACTATGTGTGCTTTTGTTCATAGTAGGGTGTACACAGTTGTCTGCTGTGCCAATGATGATCTCTTCCAACGGATCCCAATCGTTGTTACTCTGTACTGGCATTTATATTCCTTTTTGCTGTCTAATATCTCCAAGCAGTGCATAATTATGCTTTAATGTAGGAATCATCTGTTCGTACATGTGCCGGCACTGTTTGATACTCATGCTATCGATACTATTGATTAATTGTAACACACTTTTTAATCTTTGTAAATGGTTTTCTTCTTTGTCGTAGTCTTCATTCCACCAATCATTAAAAGTTTTAAATCCTAATTGATGCATGTATTCTAATGTATGAGGCGGCGCCACCAGTACAAACGGTCTATAACATTTTATTGCGTTAATAGTTTTGTCTGCAAAATGCGCAACCGGAAATGCAAATGTACTTTCGTTTACAACTGCACAAAATGCTTGATGGTAGTGTGCTGTAGGCACATCGTATTCCTCGTCGTTGGTTAGCTTCATCCAGTTGGTGTCGTTGGTATTTCTATCTACTGCAAATATTTGTTTTGTTTCAAGTGTGTGCATGTTAGACTCTAGATTGTTAAAGTCTTTAAATAATTCTGCACAATCAAACGATACTCTATTGTTTATACTTTTCCAATACCGGTCGGTATTTTTTAGCATTTTGGTATTATTGTTTTCTTTTATATGCAAGTCTGTGTGCTTGTGTATGTAAGACAATATACAATCTTTGTCTAGCATGTGTGCAGCAACAACTTGTCTAAAACCTTCGTATCGTTTGTTCAAGTTTATAAACTTGTGTTGTATTTGTTTACTTTCCGGTATAATAATGTCACGGTTGTAAGAAAATGTTTTTATAACGGTATCTTTATTAGGAGTTACAGTACAACTTAGATATATATCTTGTGTTTTAAGTTTAAAACTATAATGATCAAAATACTGATGTTGATTGTATAGTCCGGTGTTTACAGTTACATTTTTTAATTTGTTTCTAGTTACAAACTGTTGTATTTTTTCAAACTCATAACACACAGGATTTCCTTCTTGGAACCCGTGTAACACACTATCAGCAGCGTCGATATTGTAAATGACATCGGCTTCGTTGGTGAATTTTATACCAGGGTCTTTTTGTAATCCTATAATAGGAATTTCCCAAAGATATATATCCAGTCCTTGAATGTTACAAGTATTAATTAGTGATTTTTTAAATTGTATATTGTCTAGATTTGTAAAGAATCCTTCGCAGTCAATTATTATATAAGGATTCTTTTTATTTTTTAAGAACGTAGTTTTTAAATATTTGTCAAAATAGTCAAAATACTTTTTGCTATTACTGTCTGCTCTAGTTGCACAACAACTATGTTGATCAATTACAAAATCTTTATGGTATTTTAAATAAACCATTTTGTCGTCCCAGTCGAACTCGTAGTCAATTGGCCCGTCAGACTGGAACAGAATGTTTTGCATTTACAGTCTGCCTTTGATATATTGCTTGTGAAAGCTCAACCTATTAGCATCGCCGCCTCTGTTGTATTGTGGAAAGTTGTTGTTTTTATCTATACCAAATAGTATAGTTGCACTGGGCCGAACGCCTAACTCCTCGCAAAATATTTTCTGTTTTTGCATGTACTTTTGTGGAATAAAGTCTGGAGTAAATGCATTGATATATTGCATTCCTAATGCAGCGCCAAGTTTGTTGTTGTAAGAAATTTTATGATATACAAACATGGTGTCATCGTCATCGACCTTTGTATATCGTATTCCAATACGTGCATACGCAACAGGAAATGATTTACTCAAACTGAAAGTAACATCTGTAATACAACTGTAAGCAATATCAATTGACACACCATAACAAGCACCAAAGTATGCACAATCTACCAATACCGGTACTCCAAGTTCGCAGCACTTGCGCATCAACTCGTGATAGTTTATGTGTTTGTCACCAGTGTCTGCAAAAGGCAAACTTATAACAACAGCATCGTTTTTGTGCAGCGGTGCTTCTTCCAACCATTGCCAATCAAACTTATCACGCCAAGCAAGTTTGTGATACATATACTCGCCTTTGTAGCAGCGAAACCTCCGCTTGGCATTTTTCATATAAAACTTATCAAAACTTTCGGTAGTACCATTGCTGTAGCATTTGTACTTGAAATCTTCCAAGCCTGTGATACTGTTTGTAGTTGATGTTTTAATCCAGTTGTCGTATTCATACAAAAACTCATCAATGATGTTGTCATTGTTGAGGCATTGGAGATCCAGTGGCTGCCGCAACAGTTTTGTAGTCTCTGGATCTGCTATAGCAAACGCACTGCCAAAGTCCATGTGCCTTTTGTCATTGGGTATATTGGTCATCTTCATCCAAGAAAGTTATTTGTGAAACAATACAATCGCTGGGTCCAAAGTTTGCCATACCGTGCCATGTGTCACCTTTCCAAGTGTATGTATCACCTGCGCTCCAGTGTGTGTAAACTTCTTCACCAACTTGTAGCACTTGACCTCTGTCCCAGTCGTTCATCATAACAACTGTACGACACACATTGTGTACATCGTCTTCGTCAATGTTGTTGAATTTTACAAATGTAGCATATGTATCAAAGTGCCACATCAAACTACAACCTGGTGTGAGTTTGAGAAAGTTGTAGTTGAACTTCATATGTGCATACGGAGCAATAATACTTCCCAGTCCTTTTGTCAACTCAGGACGTATGCACATGTAATGCAAACTGCCTTCTTTGGGCACTCCCCATTGTTTGTACATTGCTTCTAATGCTTTTTTGTTTTTGGTAGCAAATGTATCCCAACTGCTGTCTTCTGGAATTTCATCGGTCATATAAGTTGCTTGCCAATCTAATGTAAGCAAATCGTTACTATTCCAAGTGACATCATCAACTGAACCTTCTTTGGCATCGTGTAGTTGCCAGTCTTCATAACTTCGCATATCCATCATGCGTCTCCTTTTAAGTGTGTGCCTATATATTCTTTGTTTGGTATATCATAAACATTTAAAATATCCAATAGTTTTTGTTTGTCACACTGCTCTAAGTTTATTATATCTAAGTTTTTTGGAAATGTCAACACATTTGTTGTCCAGTTTGCATATTTTTTTGTAAATTCTTTTAGTTCTGGTAATCCGTGCCAGTTGTTTTTGTGTATGGTGGTGTGGATAGTATATTCAAATGTATCGGCTATTTCGTCCAATGTATCAACAACTGTACTCCATATGCTGTTTCCACGCACTTGTTCGTTCAACGCACCAACACCATCTATGCTGACTGTAAAATGCACACGCTTGCATTTGCGTAATAGTTCATAGTCTTCTTCGTGCAGCTTGTGCATACCATTTGTAAAGTATTCCACTTCCAAATGATCCAATGTGTTGAAACTTTCCAAAAAGCGTCTGTGCCTATTGGTCATCAATGGTTCGCCGCCCAAGAACACAACTTTCTCAATGCTTTCTGGAATGTTTCTAAATTCGGTTGTACTGGTAATACCTTGCTTAGGAGGAAGGTCTGGATTCTTTTTGACCCACCAACTGCTGCTCCATTCTTCCCAACATCCGTCACAGGTAAGATCGCATATGTTGTCAAACCCTACTTCAAGGTATCTTAGTTTAACATCAAGCGGATATGTTTTGTTGAACCATTCTCGCAAACTCTCTTTGCCCAAACTTTCTTCGTGCTTGCATTTAGCACAATTAGGATTGTCAAGGCTGAAGTTTTCACGTAGTTGTACATATTCATCGCTGTGCAGCACTGCATCTACATCGCCGTCGAATGTTTGCAAAGGTGTTTTGTAACGACAACAAGGGTAGACACGATTGCCTCCCCTTATGTTTGTGTGGTTATACAGTGCTGCGCACTTTATTTTTTCCATTCGTCCATTTCGGTTTTAATCTCTGTACCACTGCGATCTTCCGCAATCAACTTTGCCATTATTTGAATGTCGTCTAATAATGCATTTGCGTATGCTTGATCATATGTCTTGCCGCTTAGTTCGCTGTATTGATTGCGCACACGGTGTAGTTGTATTGCTTTGTCTTTCATTACATCAAGACGTTGTATCAATTCTTCAATGGTGTGTAACATTACTTCAACATCTCCAAGTTTGCAACCTTAGCAATCTTGTCGCCAAAGTCATCATCTTTGTGTATAATGTAAGTAGTTGATTCGCTGCGGTCGGTTTTGCGATCATAGCGTCTAAACTCCACAACCTGTCCGCCTACTGCTGAGAACACACGAAAGTTTAGGATAGGATCTTCTTCGTACGGAACAGCGTCAAAGTCACGAGCGCGAATAGCCATGCCAGTTTCATCTCTTACAGTGTGCTGATCCTCTCGGACCCATTTAATAACTTTGTTTCTAAGCCACTTCATTTTCTACCAACCTCCGTATCATATCATAGTTTTCTTTTGCTTTTGCAAATGCAGGAAACTGTTCGGCCAGTTGTTGGTCTTCCAACTCTTGTGCCATTTTCTTTCTTGCCCACTCTACTAACTCTTCTAATCCAGCATCGTTCATTAGCGTAGTTGCTGTTATTGTCTGCCACACACTTCCATTGTAAACCTGTAATTGTCCGTTGATTGCTCGCACTTCGCCTTCGATACCGCGTTCTCCGCTGTTATAAGTGTGTGGAACATGAAAATCTGTATAAACTGGTATCATTTTCCTGCCTTTGCATCTCGTTCCGCTTTGGTTAGTTTTTGATTCCAACTGTTGTTGCTGATGCCAAGTTCACTTGCCATAGCTTTGGTTTTGCCTACAGTAACTTCTCCTCCCTTTGCAAGAAATTCATCAATCATTTCTTGATCTGTGTTCTTGTTTGGCCGTGGGTTCATGCTCATTACTTAGATTCCTTCAATGTATCAAATGTAGTATATTTTGCAAGTGCTGCTTCGTACTCATCTTTTATCTTTTTCAACTTAGGATACTTGGCTTCCATATCTACGTCTCGCTTTAATAATAACAGAGCATCACGCATTTCGTCAATCTCTTTCATAACGTCTCTGCCATTTACCAACAGTGGAACGTCAACACGCATACTACCATTCTCGCCACCGTCTATAGTAACCTTAGAGTCTCCTAGACGTGTAGTAGTACTAACAGTGCCGCCAGTATAGCCACTAGATAAGTTCCCGATACTGGATGCATATATATAGTTGTTACTGTTCATTTTCTGTTTCAACTCTTTTGACCATTTTTCTTTACGCTTCTTTTCCGCCGCATATCGTTTTCGTACACGCTTGTAAAAGTTATCTTCGGTGTAATAATCAGAACGGGAACTGCTCGTCTTCGTCTTGTCGTCCTTGCCAGTCTTGGTGAACCATTGCGTAAATAGTTTTAAAGTTTTCATAAGCCTTCTCCAGTGCTGGATAGTTGTTGCACATATCTTCTACTTTGGCAACTGAGGGCATTTGATCTTCAAACTCAACAGGATCCCAACGAATACCGTCTGCCCAATGTGTGTTATCTAATGTTATAGTATCAACAGAACTACTAGTAGCAATACTACTCCAGTCAACAGAACTGCTACTGGTAAGAGTAATTACACTGCTGTCCATTGTAGAAATATCAATCGTGTTTGTTACATAATCATTTATATTAATTATATCGTCATTATCCATTTTTACCAATCTCCAATTTGTATTGATCCAAGCACATATCCTCTATTGTTTTTGTTAGTGTTACATGTTTACTTAGCTCGTCTACTACACTAGCAACTGCATCTCCTGCTCTTCGATCGGTTTCGATAATGTTCAGTGTCTTGCCAGTTGCTTGTTGCATGGTATTGATTACTTCACGCACACTGTATCCTGTGTTGCTGCCAAGACATTCGTACGGTGTGTTGGTTGCACCTGTTTCTACAGCTTTTACAATGGCCCTAGCAAGATCAACAACGTGAATATAATCACGAATGCAAGTGCCGTCCCTAGTATCATAGTCAGTACCAAAGATCTCAAGGCTGGGTAGTTTCTCAGCAGCCACCATAGCAGCAACACGAATAAGATGAGTGGGATCGCCCAGTTGACGATTAACCCCGTCAGTGCCAGATACATTAAAAAATCTAAAAATGGTATATCCATCAGCTTTTTCCTTGATTACGTCTTCGGCTGCCACTTTGCTACGTGCATACGGGCTTGCCATTTCCCAAGCACTGCTGGTACTGGCGAACAGCACATGTGGCGTTGTAACCATGTTTAGCAAGTTTGCAGTGCCCATTACATTCACTCTGTAGTACTCTGTGGGCTCTAACAAGCTCTGAGGCACTACACTGCGTCCTGCAAGGTGTACAACAGCATCGTAGATGCCACCAGCATATTGACCAGTGACATCTACATTGTAGTATTCGTCACAGTAAGTTTTTACATCATTTGTTTCACCGTGGATTTCTGTATCCCAGCCGATAACAGTGTGACCATGTTGTTTGAGCAATCTACAAACATGGCTACCAATATAACCACTTGCACCTGTGACTAATACTTTCATTTACTTCTTCTCTTTGAGTAGTTCTGCTTTACGCTTTTCAACAGCCGCAGCTTTTTGTGCTTCGGCTTCGATAGCTTCTGCGTCTTTGGCTTCTTTGGCTGTACCATCACGTCCCATAATCAACAAAATAACTGCTGTGATCAGTGGTGAGACAAGAACAGCAATTACAAACCATAGCCAGCCATTGCGTCCCCAGTTGTTTGCCCAGTATCCAATCAATGCCGAAAAGATAACGAGAAAAATTAAAATATCCATATTTAGTACTTTCTTTTTGCTACTTCATCTCTGTAGCGGTTACTGTTACGGTTCCATTGTTCACCGTTGCCTTGCATAATGTCAATGTAACGATCAATAGTACCGGTGGTCCAATCACTAATTTTACCCATATCTTTATGAGGTCCTTCTAGTAGAACATCTAGTTTATTTGCTGCATCGTCAATACTCCACGGAACATACAATCGTGTATGATCATTGTTAAAGATCTCAGGAAAACTACGATATGCTGGAAATAGTACATTACATCCTAATGCATCTGCTTCACTTACTGTATTACTAGTCCAATCCTGTAACGCACAGTTAAACAATACTTTACTATCGTTGACAATATGATAGTAATCTTCTTTTTTAAGATTTTCATAAACCTTTAGTATACCTTTGTTTACTAAATCGTTTGCACGTTCAATATACTTGGGATTATTGCTACGTAAAGGACCGCCTTGTAGTACAGCAAACTCGACATCTGTGTCTGCATACTTCTCAGCAAGATCCATGTAAAAGTCCGGTTGCTTCTCTTGATCCCAACGTGCTGCAAACACAACACGATTGCTACGTGACTCCCAAAATGTTGGTGCTTCACCGGATCGTTGTACAACTTCTTGTTTGTCAAATGCAAGTCCACTGATGTTGTACAGTGGTGCCTTCCAGTTGGCAACTTTCATATTAGCAATCATTTCTTCGTTGCTTGCTAGTACACCAGTTACAAACTCGTTGCACATTTCTTCATATAAGCTCATCCATTTGCCCATACCCCAAACGTGTACAAAGTCGTCTGGATCTACTGCTTGTGCAAGACAACGCACCCAAACTTTAGGGCGTTGTTCTTGTGGAATCTGATCCATAATATACGGAAGTGATTCCATGCCTGGCTGAAACATGTCTTCAAAGAAAACAACGTCCTCGCCAGTGCATTCACCTTCACGCATCATTTGCACAAGATTCATCATCTGACTCATACCAAAGTAACTGCGTCCGTGTGCATCCAACACCTGTCCAACACTGATTGCTTTTGTATTGTCAATGGTTTTGCCAGGCACTATAACGTAATCGATGCCACGGCGTTTGAATGCACGTTCACTCCAGTCTTGCAACTGGAGTGTGTAACGTCCTTCATATGGCTCTAAGCCCATATAAAAAAGTTTACGCATTAGCGGCGCCCTGCATTTGCAGTACGTGCTTTAGCACGAAGCCATCCTTGATACTTTTGATAAGCAATCCAAACTGGTGCGTCTTTTTTATACAAATCAGCTTCGTTGAATACTTTACCTTCAAAACGACAGTAGTCCTTGAAAGCCTCAAGATCGTTAAACACTTTATTCACTACTGGATTAGCAATGGTCATTATACCTTTTTCCTTTTATGCTGGGTATACAATTTGACAGCCGTTTTCGCCATCTTCGGCGACATCAATAACAACAAACCGGCCTGGGTATTTGCTGTTGATCTGTTTATACAAGTCATCTGCAATCATTTCGCAGCTCTTGTAATCTAGTTGCAGGATATCACCTGCGTACAGTGATTCCAACCAACGCTTGAATTGGATAAATTCAATATCACGATCGTTGTGCGTTACTTGGATCTGCACTTTGAAATGGAACATATGACGATGTGGATAGCCTAGGAAACTTACATCATACTCGTCACCTGTTGCTAGTGCAGGGTCGTCTAGTGCAGCTGGATATTTGTGAATACCTTCTTTGGTAAACGTAACCCAAATGCTGCGTTTTGCATTATCTAATGCGTTTGTCAATTTAGCGTCCTCTTCTTTGCTGCGCCGTTTCATATAGTTATAATACGATTCGTATGTCATGTTGTCAAGTGATAATTGTGTCTGTGGTGTATTTAGACCAATCTGTGTACACAGATTTATTTTTTAAATCATGAACGCGATGCACCCAAACGCCTGGATTGCTTGCATCAAAGTCCTTGTCGTCGATCTTCAAGCAAGCATTGTATCCTAGTTGATCAATGTACGGAAGTTTGACAGAGATCATTGGAATAAAACGATTGTACTCTGTAAATCCAGTTTCCAGCAATCCTTCTACCTGACTTGCATCCACATCTAATGTAACCCAGTAGTCTTCTTTTAGCAATGGAAACACCATAGCTTCCCAAGGTTGCCACTGAGATTCTGTGTTGCTAGTAACATTAAAGCTCATGTTAGCACCGAGATAGATGTGCTTGCACCCAGCTTCTTCTGCTGTAGCAATCACTTCTTCTGGTTCTTTAATACCCACAACAAACAATGTGCGTTTGCCATATTGCGGAGTATGTTCTACTTCAGTACCTACAAAGTACTGCACATCTGAAATGTCATTTCCTTGATCATATACTCGTTTCATGCGTTTTTTGTCCTGTGTTTTTCATTCCATAAGTCCCAACGTTTTTTATAGTACTCGTTGATCTGTTCTTTAGGATAACACTTTTTCTCCATAGTGTCAATGATTTTTTCAACATCGGCTAGTGCAATATCCAACGTCTCTAGGCGCATTTTCTTTTCAATGGGATCCATTTACCTTAGGCTCCATATTTTCAAGTTGAGATTTAATTCTATGCATTTCGTCTTTGTAAAAAAGTTTTTGTGTTTTAAGACGCCTTATTTGTTCTTGCACAACATAACTTTGCTCTAGTTTGATAATTTCTTCATCCAGCTGTCTGTGTTTCTTTACCAGCTCATCAAAATATGCTTTTAAGTTGTTGATATCAGTCATTAAACTTCCTCAAATAGTTTTCCAAACATTGTACTTGCATTTACTGCTTTTTTGCCAATGTTTAGACGTGTTCCAATTACATGCATCCAATATTTAGAATATTTGTCAATCAAGTCTAAACTTTTTTGTCTATCTTTTAAGCTGAAGATTTCGTCAACAACTTCTTTAAACTTTACAACTCCCCAACCTGGAAAGTCTTCTTCGTTGATAAGCATGTAAGGATACAATCCTGCATCGTATTTTTCGTTTGCACGTTGTGTACTTTCAATATGCATCCAAACATTATGACCCATTTGTAGTGCATAACTGAAACTATCCCAGCTTGTTGAGTCTTTTTTCATAACAATAGGATTGCCGTCGGCATCTAGCTTAGGATTGCCATGTTTGTCTAGCTCAACTTGGCCTTTTAGTACTTTGATACCGCCTATTTTGTTGGTGTCTCCGGGAGCATAAAAACAAATGTCATTCATTTTAAGTGTATTACTAATAGGAGAGTTTTCAAACGCTGCTAAAATATTGTCAGTTACAACAGCATCGCTGAACTTGCGTGTATCATTTGCATACTTTAGTGCATCTGCACCCGGCGCCATCATGTAACTCCACTTGCCGCGATCTTCAATACGAATGCTGTGATAAATTTGTCCGTTTGCAGTAGCAAGGAAAGGGCTTGCACAGTCGTATGTGATCATAAAATTAGGATTGTGATACTTGCGTACAGCACGTTGGATGTCAGTGAGCAACACTGCCCATTCCAGTTTGCTTGTGCCAAGGAAGTGCATTACATCGTGCAAGCCTTCTTCCAACAATCCGTCATGTATCATATGCACAAGGCGTCTTAAGATGAGATGCACATCACACATGTTCTGTCCACCCATTGCCCATCCGTTGAAGTGCGTGTCTGGATACTTTGCAGGATCGCAGTAGTCTTTGAACTCGTTGTACCACCCATCTGCATCATCGTGATTGCTGCCTTGTAGTACGTTTAATACTTTGAAATTACCACGACGATTAGCCATGTAGTATTTTGCATTGATGTGTGTAGCATCTACAGCATCTTGATAGCTGTGAATGTTTGCTGCTTTGGCTGCTTTAGGATCTTGGAATGTCCAAGTTGGAATATCCAACATCATTCCATAGTCCATGTATTCTTCCATCCAGTTTACAACCAGCTCACGTTTTTTTGCAGCTTTTGGACAATTTGGATCAGTCCAATCGCCTTCCCAAAGTCCTTTAGCAATCTGGAACCCACCCGAGTCGCCCAGCAACCATGAATTATCTCTATCACGGTTACGTAGCATATCTTCTTTTTCACTGAACTTGTTTGTATCAAGCTCTGCGTGTCCTGCAGAATAGAGCGCCCACTTGTAATGGAACGCTCCTTCTTTGGAATTGAGAAAGTTCATTGCTTCTACAGTGCCAATGCCTGCTGGAACACGAGCTGGATCTACGTATTCGCCGTAGCGTTGTTTGCCTATGAATGTAGCATAAAAGCCGCTGATACTGGGCAAGAAAACAGCGTAGTCATTTTGTGTTTCAGTTAGGTTTGTTTTCATTATTTCTGCTGCGCTGGTAGAATGTAATTGTAAGTTGCCATGCCCGAATCTACTGAAATCTTCATAGCACCTTGATCTGTAATACTCATTGTTTTATCGCCGTCCAAGTTCAAGATAGCAATAGTTTGTGCAACTGGCCACGCCCAAGTGTGTGTTAGTGTGCCTTCGATGCCATTTTCAAATGTAAATGATCCTGCGTGTGTTGCTTCGTCGCCAAAGTAAAAGTTTAGATTGCCATCTTCTGTTTTTACTTGGAACACTGTTTCTTCGTTGTGCGCACCTGCCATCAATTTCATACGTGCAATGGCAGCCATATTTGGTTGAAACTCAACGTTCCAGCTGTTGCCTTTGAACTTTACACTTTTCAACTTTTCTTCAATTACAGCTTTGTTCATAAAGCGATAGTCGTTTTCAAAGTCGCCACTGGCATTTTCAAAGTGAATGTGTGTAGGAATAGTTTCACCGTTGCGTTCTGCTTGAATAACATCAATTTTTGCATCAGTTTTGTATTCAGGATTTTTAAGGTGATAAGCAAGTTTGCCCAAGTCCGGCATGCCAAATGTGCCTACAAATTCGCCAACTGGGGAATGTGTAGTTGCACTCATAATCACACTTCGATCATCTGCCATACTTTCAACTTGCGTGTCAGATTCTGCTGTAACTTTTAGCGTTGTAATAAAGCCAAGCGAATGTGTATGGCTTACAATGTCTTGTAGAATGTCTTTCATGTTTTTCTCCGATTACTAATTTAACTATATGATATAGTTTTCTATTTGTCAAGTTTTATTTTCTTGTTGTATTCGACTGCTGCTTCAAGAGTATTTAGATTTATTTTATTTTCTGCTGCCATTTTTAATAGCGCACTGGTGTCTTTTGGGAAACAATATCCTCCCCAACCTCTTATATTCTCGTTGGGCCAGACATATGTATGACTATCTCCAATGCGATTGTCTTTGGCTACACCAGCCCGCACTTGTTCAAAGTCGATGCCGTATGCGCCACAGAAATCGTAAATCTCGTTGAAGAAACTCACTTTGGTTGCTAGGAACGCATTGCGGAAATATTTAATAGCAATAGCTTCTTCTGGTTCCACAATGTATTGTTTGATGTTTGGCCAATTGTAGCTGTATTGATCTCTCCAATAGTCCACATCGCCGCTGAGAATAACATTGTCCAAGTTTCTAATATCATTCATAAAGTTTGCAGCACGTAAAAACTCCGGGCTAAAACACAACCTGTGCTCAGGAAATGTTTCTTTCAAGTATTGCCATCCTTGCAGACTGATAGTGCTTTTGATCATGATAGGTGTATGTTTACTACACTGCGATACTACATCATAAACTGCACTAATATCACATGCACCTGATTCCAGTTCAGGAGTTGGAACACAAACAACAACAGCACTTGTATTATCAAAGTCTGCTGTCATGCCTTTGGGAGGATCATGTACAACTATTTCACGTCTGTGATCTTTGAACAATAGTTCGTATGCTTTGCCCACAAAGCCGTGTCCTGCAATAATCATGCTGCTACTTTTGCCTCTTGAAAATATTGTAATCTTTCATATGTATCCTGCCAGTTTTTTACATTAAATGATGCACCTTTGAATCCACGATCCTTCAGTGCTTTTGCTAATGGGTAATCATTACCGCCTGGTTCGACTTTATCTCCAAAGAAGTATGTGGAAATGTTTTTGTCAAAGTCGTCTAAGATTTGACTTTTGTCACACCCTGTACGATAAATGTCAATGCCTGTTTCTCCACCTATGGTTGCTGTAATATTAGGAAACTCACTGTTGATTTGAAGTGCAATACTTTCACGTTCTCTGTTGTTGATATCGTGCTCAACATACAACTTGCGTTCTTCCAATGTGGCGTTTCTACCTACAACACTGAAGTTGATAGTGCCCATGCGCTTTTCAATATGATTGCCTGTACGCAGCGAGAAAGGACTGCTTTGTAGCCATCCTTCCATCAAACTATAAAGCTCTTGAGGTGCTTCAAATGATTTTGCATTTGCTCGTTTGCCACGAAACCAAACATCATTGCCGCTACAGTTATAACATGTAACAACCGACTCTGTAATGTCTGCACCAAGTTGCTCTACAGTCTTTGGATAATCACTGCCAGTTACCAGCCACACCTTGTTATCTTGAATAAAGGTTTTAAAGAACTCTTTGAACTCTGGATCTATGGTTTGTCTACTAGGAGTAAGTGTTCCATCTACATCAAAAATAAATCTATTCAATCTACTAACCCTCTTGCTTTATCTTCTTCATAACTGCCCCAATTCATATTGCGTTTGTCTGCTTCATAATCTGCGGCACCTTGTGGACGTTCAGTCATCTGTACAAAATGCCTTTTCGCCTTGTGTAAAGTTTACTTCTACGACTGCCTGTTCAATATGACAACTCATAGCAGTTTCAAACTCTGCATATCTAGTTACTTTAGGCTCAGTGCTACCGATAACACTACTTACAATCCAAAGTGTCCACATCACGGATTCTCCTTGATCCACACACATTCACTAACATCTTCAGACGTGTCATACATACGCTTGCACTGCTCGTAAGGATGACTCCAAGAACCAAGAGTAAGTCCTACAATAAGTGCAGCAATAGGAATACCATACTTGCTGCCTCGTAGAAATCCGTTTCTAAAACCTTCCCAGAATGCTTTATTCATTTTTTCTCTCTTTCAGCAACTCGTTTGCGTAAATCACTTGTGCTGAATCGGTGATCACGCTTGTTAAAATGCAGTTGAATACCTCGCTTGCGACAAATATCCTTGCCACTAAACTCATCTTCTTTGTATTCTTCGCCCAAGAACCTTACATCGATCTGAAACAGTTCCAGTATGTCCATCAAATCTTGTTCTGTTTCATAAGGAACAATTTCGTCGATAAACTTGAGTGCGTTGAGTTGTGCATAACGTTCAACTAGAGTTTGCACTGGTTTGTTTTTGGTATCAGGACGATCGATTGTAGGATCTGTTTGCAACCCTACAATAAGATAATCACAGTTGTCCCTTGCTTCACGCAACATACCAATGTGTCCAGCATGAAGCAAATCAAATGCACTAAATGTAATACCTACTTTCATATCTTCTCCTATGATTTTATACTACACTAATATTTAGAACTTGTCAATCCCATTCAAACAAACTATTGAATGTGTTGTTTTGTTTTGTGCTCTCCAAGTCATAGTTGAGCACACCAATCAGGTTGCCTAGTTTGTTGTCAATAATAACTTCTTCCATGGCATCGCCGTCAAATGGCAACTCTTTGAACCAATCGGGGATACGCAACTCATCTGTAGGATATGCAACACTGGTATACTGCAACGGATTTGCTTTGAGTTTACAAACAATAACTTTCATACCATCGACAATGTCTTGTGAGTATTTGTCACCGTTCATACGCTTGAGTGTGTTCCAGTTGATGCTTGCACGAACGTGTCCAGGCATGTTTGCTTTGCCTTGCTTTTCTTCAAGACGCTGATAGTGTCCAATCTTATTTGCACGTTTAGGACTACCTTTTTCAAAACCCGGACGTTCTTTGAATTCACGTCTAAATTCTGTAATACTATCCAACAATTGCTTTTCATCGGCAAGATCCAACACCATGTCTAGCAGTGTTTTCAAAAAGTCTTGCATAAACACAGGAGTATCACTGCGCTTCAAGTCGAGTCCCATTGCCTTTACTTTACCAAGTTTGCCGTCTGTGTCTGTACGCTTGCCTTCATTGTCAATCACACGCACAGCATAACGTTTCTTTGTAATAAACAAGCCTGTGTCTGCAACAACCTCTCTACCTGCTGCAATCACTTCACTACGTGGACGTGGACAATGAAATGCTCTTGCCATAAAGTCTGGAAATGTAGTGTTTGCTTGTTCGCACAACTGATCATACAGTGTAATAGCGTTGTCTTTGCCCCAAGGCACAGTTCCTGCTGCTATATCTTCTTTGAGCATTGGATATGCACTAAAATACACACTATCAGTATCGCCATAAATAATAGCTTTGCCAACATGATCATACTCGCCTGTGATAATCTTGTTAACTTCTGCACTCATATGCTTGGCAATTTGTCTACCTGTAAGTGTGGTTGACTGTCCAATACGTTTATCAAAGAACCTACAACCAGGGTTGAGAATAGCGCCATACAAACTGTTCAAGTTAATCTTTTTAACCAACTGTCGTTTGTCCCAATATTCAATCTCTGCAGAGTTATCTGCATCCAGCGCTTTTTTAAGCATTTTTTGCAAATCTTTACGTTCGCTGTACCAACGTTTTAGTAGACCTGGAATAACACCTTCAATCTCTGTAGTAAAAATTGTGCCATTTGCACTAAGCATCCAAGGCTGATGACTGTCAAAGATCAGTTTGTAAATCTCTGCGCCGCTTAGTACATGACTTGTGCCATCTTCCAAGTCTAGTGTAAGTGCAACATCTTTGCGTTGCTCCATAACAGCATCATATTCTAATGTGCCAAATTTGCCTTCCCAAGCGGCTGCAAAACTTTTCTTTTCTAGTGTTGTTGCGTTATGCAAAAACTCGTCAGTTAAGTCAGGACGTATTTGTCCTACGATAGTCTCTGGCGCCATATTCATTGCACGAATAATACTTGGATACAGTGAATTCAAGTCCATCGATCCAATCCACTCATGCACACCTTTCTTTGGAAACGCAACATATGCACCTGCTGCTGCTGTGTTGCCTTCATGGTCGCGTCTGTTTGGCACCTGCATACCACGTCTGTGTGCTTCGTTGACAATTGCTTGTTCTGTAACTGCAACAGCGCCTGCTGTTGTTTGTAGCAGCACTGTGTTGTCGTGTGCAATTTCATTTGCAAGATCAATAAAACGCAATTTCTTGTCTAGTTTGTCTAGCAACGCAACGTCTTGTCTGTTGTATTCAATGAATGTTTCAAAGTCGTTGTTGTAAAGTTGATCAAGTGTACCTTCATACACAGTCTTGTTCTCGCCAACTTCCATTTCGCCAATAGCATCCAGTCGATATGTGTGACGTTCTTCGTATGTGTACTTGCGATACAGGTTAAGATAGTCCATGTGCACACGACCGATAGTGTCATATGTTTCGCTCATCTTACCAAACTTTTCGTATTCACGCTTTTTGGGCTTTTGTCCCCACAAGCAAAAACGTCTTGTGTCGTCACTGCTTAACACACGTTTAATACGGTTAACTGTATATGGAACATCGTATCCTTCGCTGTTCCATCCACTGTGAATGTCTGCATCTTCAATGAGATCCAAGAACATACTCAGCATTTCGCCTTCGCCTTTTTCATTGTTGGGAAAAAGTATACAAGTATCGCCCCATCGTTTTTGACATATTTCTTGAGCTTGTTCCATTGGCAATCCTTTTGGAGGCATTGCTACAGTAATCAACATATCCAGCCATTGCAAGTGTACAGTAATAGCAGTAATAGGCATAAACGGATCGTCAACAGGAGCAAATCCACGCTCTGGATCAAAGTCTGTCTCAATATCCCAAAATGCTACATTCAGTTTTGGAGCAGTTTGATTGAGATAGTTTTCGCTCAAGCACTGAAAGATTGGATTTACATCACTTTCAAATTTTTTCTTGTCTTTGTTGATGCTGAGTTCTTTGCGGAAGTCTTTGGTGCTTTTGCACACAACTCTAGTAAGAGGATCTCCGTAAATACTTTTGTATTTGCCTCTTGGGTCTTCATAGTACCACGTGTATTTTGCTTGATACTCGTGGAAATGTCTTTTTCCATCTTTGCGTTCAACAGCACGAATAATGTCTGCGTCTCTGTCAAAAAATGCGTCTACGTAACTCATAAATTCTCCTTACAGCTTATGGCCTGAATACCTTTTACCTGCTCTTAAAGTGAGCGAATCTAACAATAGTACTACTATAGCACATATGTTTTTTAATGTCTATTGGTTTATTTAGAGTTTTATATTTTTATCTATCGAAGGCAGTAATTTGCATTGTAAATCTATGTTCAATGCCCATGTTGTATGCTGCATGCGGAGCACTACCTGTCCAGCTGATCCAATCGCCTTTTTTCCAATCACATAGGCATACATCTTCAACGTGGAAGTAGTGTCCTAGTTTGCAATCTTCTAAGAATACAATGTATCGTGTAATTTTATTAACATCAGTGATGTTGTGCATCTTCATAAAATTAGCATACATGTCTTTGTGCAGTGGAAGTATATTAGCCGGAGGGGTTCTATAAATTGCTACCTCGTAGTGTTCATGGTCAGGCAATTGATCAACAACACCTTCCCAGAACGCTGGCATAATATCCTTGGGTCCTACGTAAACATCGTTGTTGATAATAATTTTATATGGGTCGTGTCCGTATTTGATGTATTCGTCGCCACCATATCCGCCAGCGCTTTCGTAAGGTAGACTATAAAATTGTTGACCTTGCCAGCATGGGGTAATATGTCCTTGTTTCATTGTTGCTCCAATCTTTATATTGTACTTATTATTTTAAGGAATCTCGGGTTTCGTTTTAGGCATAGGAAATATTGCGTGTTCTTTTTTGCTGTCAGGACAAAATGTACACATCTTCCTTGGCCTGTAAATATCGTCTATGTGTTTTTTTAATTTATCCATTGAATCCCACGGTGTTGCAGGGCGATATTTTTTCATATGCGCAGCCGCTTCTTGTTCTACATTAAACTGTGTTAAAAAATCTGTGATTAAACTGGTCAACAAACAACTGTACATATACCCTCTTATAAAAGGAACACACGGTGCCTCGCCATCTACACATTGTTTGTAGGCCTTTTTTGGATTGCTTCTTTGCAAATGCACCACACCATCTTTTACTTCTTTGATTGCACTGCCTCTAAAATGATATGTACAATCAAGACTTGCCAACAGCCGATTGGTTTTCTTTTGACGATACTCTTTTCTATCTCCAGATTCTTCAGGAATAATATTGTATTTGTAGGGAGATAAAATTGATTCTAGATTGTCTTTTATACTGTTATATGTTGTAGGTTCGTGCACAACAATGTCGATGCTCCATCCTAACTCGATACACTCTCTAATAACATCAACATGGTTGTGTATAATACTTCCATTGCTGCTGATGTAATGTGTATCAGCTTCGGGCCATAATCTTATTAAATTTTTAGCCCAATTTAATATGTCTCTATTCAACAAGGGTTCGCCGCCATGTATATTAACTGACTTTAAGTCCAGCAGTTGTGCCCATTTTTCATAATGCTGAGAATGTGTCTCCCAAAGAAAGTGTCCTTTAAAACGGTAGTTGTTGAAACTTTCACAATCTTTGCACGACAAATTACACACGTTTGTGATATAAAATACTGCATCTTCAATTACAAATTTATTCATTTTTATAAGCGGCTCTAACTTTTTTTGTATCACTGTCACTTATAGTTATCTTTTTGGGATTTATAGGACACAGACTGCACTGCGGAATAGCCTTGTTTGTAAAAGTTTCAAGTTCTTTTGCAATATTAGATTGATCGTGTTGCAAAGGGTTGTACAAACTTACTAGTTTAGTTCCTCTATCTTCAACACTGTATTTTTCAATAAGTTTTTTAGCACCTACAATAGTTCCACACTTGTACAGTTTGCCTTTGTAAATATAATGGCAGTCGTTTATATCACAGGCATTGTGTGCAGCTTGTGGATTGTTGTTAAAGAAATTAATTTTGTTGTTTGCATGATTTTTTACACCCCATTCGTTGAACACATATTCTTTTGCAATCATTGCAATAACTTTGTTGTTGTGCACATAGAAAATTTCGTAATCATCTGCATAATACTTTGGCGCAATTTTTAATTTTTTTAGAGTTTTGGCATTGCACTTTTCGACATGCTTGTTTCCGATAATGATTTCGATATCTTGTTGAGCTTGTTCATAGTGAGATGGAGTATGTGCACTAACTTCTAGTACAATACCAGCATCCCACCATTCTGGTATTTTGTGTGTCCATTTGTTTATCAACAATCCGTTGGTACAAATTTTTAAATCATTGCAGTCTGGAAAAAGTTTGCGCACTCCTATTGCCCAATTGTGAACATCTGGATTGCTGAGTGGCTCTCCGCCAATAATACTCATGTCAACAGGGCTTAGTATTTTACTCCACTGTTGAGTATCGTATTCATAGTCTTCAAACTTGTCATGTCCTGAAATGTTGTAGTTGTTAAAACTCAAACACCCAGGACATGCAATATTACAAGTATGACTGATATAGAATTGTGCAACACCAAGAGGGTATTTTTTTACCACCATTGTGCAGCAACGCCGAACCCCAATATATTAACACAAACAAAGTAGGAGGTTAATAACAAGATCCACGGCAATCCTCTTCTATAACTTGCATAGGCTTGTGTAGCACTTCCTACTAGAAATCCAGGGTACACCAACAGCATATTTGGATTAGCAGCATTAAGTGCTAGTGTTAAACTTGCACCAACAGTAAATACAAAGCTAACAAGTTCAAAGTAAAATGCAATCTTGTCAGTTTGATAACTGTCAGTCCAAAATTTAACAACATTTTTATACATCTTGATCGTAGCCTATTGTGGCAACAATAGTTTCAAGATCTTCGTATTCGTCTGCAACACGGCTCCAGTCACGTTTTTGTGCAACTTTGATAGCTTTGTTGATAAGCGAAGGCTTAACATTTAGTTCTTCAGCAACAGCTTTGACTGTTTCTTTTAATCCACCTTGCAAGTCTTCAATTTCTTGCAATACTGTTACGCCTTCTTTAACCAGTCGTTCTAGTTTGGCCTTTTCTTCAGCGCCGTACACTCTGTCGCTCATGCATTACTCCTTGTGTGATTATTAAGTTAAGTATATGATAATAATAGTTATTTGTCAAGGATTTATTTGACAAATGCACCTATACGTCCGTGTAAGTCTGGATAATCTCGATATGTGTATCCATCAGGCGGAGTTGTTGATTCGCCTTGCCACACAGGTATAAAATGATTGATATTGCCATCAAAATCTTCGTTGCGTCTAAAATGAACTTCGATCAGTTTATCGCCAATGAACTCACAGTTGATCCACGGATGTTTGTTTATAAAAGGTTCGAGTATTTCAGGATACGGAATCTGTATATCTTGTCGGTTCCATTCTCTCCATTTGGTAAACGTGTCTTCTGGCTTCTTGCCCTCTACACACAACATCTGCTTGCTGTTGTAATAGTCTATGCTAAAATGTCTGCCCTCAAACCATTCGCACCAAAAGTGTCCAACAGTGAGTTCGTAAGTTTCGTTTTCTATCCAAAGTTTTTGTGCCCCTAGACCTAGTCCTAACATGTTAACACATGGACGTACAATATACCATCCTGGTTTAAGAACATCAAGTCCTACTGGTCCGCAGTGGTAGCCCATTTTGCGTGATAGTATCAGTTTGTCCATAACCCAAATATCTTCTGGGTCTATGTTTTTCCAAACGTGATCTTCAGCACTGTCTTCCACTACTTCTTCTTCTTTGGCTTTCCGTGTTTGTTGTGTTGTGCCCAGGCAATAGCATAAGGTGCTCCGGGATCGTCAAACTTACCCTTGAGTTTTTTGACTTGTTTTTCTCTACCCGGAGGAGCTTTTTCTACTACTTCTTTAATCTTCATCTTTGTCTTTGCGCATGTCTTTTTTAGCAAGATGTCTTGCTAGTCCTGCTGCACTTTTTCCTGCATCTGCTGCGGATTTTTTAACACCTTGTGGACGCTTCCAGCCTTTTTTAGCATTGTGCTGAGCTGCTGCCTTTTTCATAAAAGCTCTACGCTTTTTTAATTTTTCAGGGTCTTTGCCATCTGGATCTGATACATCGTCGTAACTCTTATTCCAGTACTTGTAGAGTGTATCGGCGTCTAGTTCACTTAGCTGACTTTTTTTTTGAGACACACGTTCTGCTAATGCTGACTTGTATTCTGCGGCATCTGCTTCGCTCATTGTACTCTTAAAAGTTTTTTTGCTTTCTGTGGCCATATCGTAATCCAATGTGTGATACACACTTCCAATGTAATCAGCTGACTTGGTGATTTTGCTTTGCATCCAGCCTTCGATACCTTCTGCTTCGCTTACACCTTTTAACAATTCGTGTAGTTTGATAGCGTACTTTGCAATTTTGTATAGTTCAGCACGAGCCATTTGTACTTCGTGATCACGTTCGGCCATGTCTGCCATATCAGCAAGGCCTTCACTTACTGCATTACAATTGCAGTGCTTGCAAGTTGGGGGACATTTGCAATCTTCTGCTTTTACGTCAGACCCGCAACATTTATCTGAACAATACTTATCTTTAGCCATTTAATCTCTCCGAAGTAATTTTATTACTACTATTTATCTGTTTTTCTTTTTTGTTTTACGTTTTGGTGTTGTGCCTCTGCGTAGCATACTTCCTGGGCCACCGTTGACAAACCCATTTCCAGTTGCAGCAATTGCTACAGCGGCTGTTGTTTCGTATATACTTTCTTCTTGATACTTGGCAGCCAATGCTTCGCCTTTTCTTTCAAGAAACTTTTTAAGTGCAACTGCTCCAAGTATAAGGGCAACTGCCATTCCAATTTCAAATTTGTTGTCAATCAGCATCTGTGCATATTCTTCGCCAATTTGAGACACTACCCAGTCCCAGCCTTGATCAATATAATATGCTGCTGCGCCTGCACCGATGATTTTTCCACCGTGTCTTTTCATCAGCCATTTAAGTACAGGCCATGCTCCACGTTTGGCAGCAAACTTGATTACCCATATTGCCGCTGCTACTATAGGAGCTGCTTCGTCAATTTGAGATTCGTTTAATTCTGCAAACTTTAGTAGGTTTTCGTAAGACTTTTCAATATATTTGATTGCTTTGAATTTTTCTTGAGAAGTTCGCATGTTGTCAATTTTAGACAATACTTTGATTGCTGTATTTCTGTCTACTTTGATGTTTTCGCCATTGCTGAATTCAACATTGTATTTTCCGTCAAGATTGGAGGCTTTTCTCAATTGTACTTGTATGCCTGCTGTTCCAGCAGCACCGCCAACATTTCCTATACCAGCCGGATCAGGATCACCGCCGCCTTTCGGCGAATCAAATTGCGATATATCAAAAGATTTCCAAGTACCTTTGACATCGTTTTTTTCTTTTATAATTTCTGTTATTTTCACAAACTTCTCCTAACATAGATCAGCTGTACATCAGGACCGTATTGTGCTTTTATTAGTCTATGTGCTTCTTGTTTGGTTCGTGCTGATATTTGTACTTTGATAGCCTGACTATACGTGCGATTTCTAACACGAATATGTGCATCCCATACAATAAATTCCGGTCTTGTAAATTCTCTTATCAGCATGTTAGTATTTATCGAAATTAAACAATTTGGGTTTTGGTTCTAAATCTTCTAGACTGTGTCCGCCCTCGATGATTGCCCACTCTGCTGCTGTATATCGTGCTTCTTGCACTTTGCCATCGGTTCTTAAAAAAGGAGGCAATCCGTCCTTGGTAACTTTGTTGCCAAGTTTACCTGCTTCTATAGGAATTTGTCTAACACCAACATCCACTGTTGTGTTAACTCCTTTGACAATTCTGCCATCTTCTAATAAGTCTTGTAATTTCATAATAGCTTTCTAAACTTCTGTAGTGTATTTAGTCTAGGATATACAGTTGGATTCTTTTCTTTGTCTATGATGCGCATGAGATTCTGCATGTTTTGATGTGCTGTTTTCTCCAAGGACTTTTGCAACATTTGAGGATTTCCAAATCTATTTAATTTTAGTATTTGATCTACAAACATGTTTCTCCTTGTTGTAGGGTTGATTTCTTGATCAAAACTATAATCAATGATTTTTGTGTATAAACTATATCCTTGATCTGTTAATTTTTTATGAAACATTTCATTTGCAAAATACAGAAATGGTCTTTTAAAATAGATACAATTCAACAAATCATATTCGTTGTTTATAATGGTAAACAATCCTTGTTTTGTTTGCGTTCTATTTTGCAAAGGAAGATATTTAAACTTGTAAGTTATACGTTTGTCTAAATCCAAAGTATAATCGCCGAATTCAAATGCGTTGTGTTTGGCAAGTTCGTCGTAAAGTTGATAGTTGCTGCAATTGATATCAAACATACAATCAGCAGTTTTTGCAGCTGGATATTGTAATTGTTCTACAAGGGTTTTATATACAAACTCTCGTTCAGCACTCATTTTTTC